TACGCTTGTACCAGCAGGAGAATAAAATAAAGCTCCTGAAGTACCCGATAGAACTGTAGCCATGTTTAATAATTCTAAGGTTTGAACATACGGGTACTACCCGATATGTCTATAGGATAGCGTGAATCATAGTAAAGATTCAATAAGTTAAATTAATTGTGCCTGAAAATTTGTTTCTAGTCTTGAAACGAAGAAAGGATACAAACCTTTTCTAGATTCCTGTCCACCTTCAACTGTTGTAAAACCTGGTCCGTCAATTTGACCTAAACGAATGTAAACTCCGCTACTTGTCTTAGCTGTCTCATTTATAGAATTTAAAGTTGTAAATGCTGTTCCTGCCAATGTCTGATTCCTAGCCGATCCCTTATTTTTCTCTGTGCAAATCCTCACAATTATCACTCCTCGAATATGGTCATGTGAGGTTGTTAATGCAGATTCAGTTGTAAATCCAAATTTCAAGTTTACATGAATGAACTCATCTACACTATCTGCTAATACGTTATAAAAATTATCAAAGAATATAGGTACAGCAGGACTTAACGCTCCATAATTAGTTTGGAACGGGGTTTCGATAGCTGATCTGATAGTTTGATAATTCATCTTAATTTATTAAAAATATTGGCAAAGGTAGTCTCTACTTCTTTTTGCATCTTACCTCCTTTTTGGGCATAATCTGTAAACCAATCTAAGGGAGCAGTTGCACTATTTGGTCCGCCAGTAAGACCCTCAAGATCAGTTTTTACAAGACCTCTGCGATCCTTTCTTTCACCAAATATTTGAGCTTTTAGTGGAAGATCGAGATCTTTATTACTTAAAGGTCTGAAAGGTTCTAGGTCTGTTGCTTGGTTTGCATAGGGAGCATCGTTACCAATTAAAAATACAGACTTTCCTGTGGCAAGTACCTTTTTTACTGAAGTTCTTGAAGGTCGTCCATTAAATACAATAGGACTTGGATTCCCTTGTTGTCCGCTTCCAACAGCTAACAAACCAAACTGTTTAGCATCTATAACATGAGAATTTGAGTAAAGTCCTGTCCATCTTGGTCCTATATCCTGAAGTGTTTTTACCACTTTTTCGGTAGCACGGGCAGGGGCGGTGTAACTGATTGTTTCTGATACAACTTTTATACGAGCTATTAGTTTTGGTATTTCGTTTCTAGCCATTATTGTGGTCGCCCCAAAACAGTGTGGAGGATAGGGGAGTCTCCTCGTTGTGTTTTTACATCTACTATTCTTGCCACTCTAGTTGTTCCTGATTCTGTGTATTGTATGCGATCTCTACTGTTGGGAAAATAATCACCTAGTTCTTTGTTACCGAATATTATCTGTACATCTGTGGTTTGGGAGTTTGATTGAAACTCTGTGGCTGTAACACTTGTGATAACAGCTTTCATTGATACATTTGTGTCCGATCCACTCACTTGACTTGTGGAGGCATTGTAAGTTTGGGTCGTTGCTGTCTTTATGTAAGTTACATCTATGCCGAATTGATTAAGTATCTGTTCGGGTAAGGTTTTAAAAGTGCTATCTATAAGTGACATATTATCCTCTCACCACTCTCATCTGAAAACTACCAGCACCGCCTAAAATGTAAGCACCAAGATAACTTTGTAGCCAGGGATAAACGTCTAAGATATTATTTACAGAACCAGTTCCCTGACTTTCGTTGTTGTATTTAACCTGTAGATCACCTAGTTTTGCTTCAGCAATATTTCCGCTAGTTCCTACATTTCCTGTCATCGCATCAGGATCATTTACTAATGCTCTTGCTAATTCAAACTGTGCATATTTAATATTCTGAGGAATTGTAGAACAAGCAAGTTCTACTCCATCAACCTGATAATTATTTCTTGGAAACTTTAATGCCTGTCCTGAATCACATCTATCTCCATAAAACACTAAAGTATCAATCCATCTTGTCGCTGATATTAATGATCTTTTCTTTTGATCGTCACTTTTGTTAGTCCAAGTAGAAGAATCGGGAGAAGTATCAAAATAGTCATTAGATTCAGAAAGAGTAACGTAACTATTAGCATTAGCTCCTTTTATTGTTGCGTCTATAGTGGCAGCCACGATCAAAAAGTAATTTAGTTTTATTGTAGCGTAAAGAAAAAACCCCACCAATATTTGATGAGGTTTATTCATTACCGAAATAATACTACTAAGCGATATTAGAAGTATCAAGAGGTGAGTTAACAACTAAGCGTACGATTGGAACTAAATCTGCATCGTATGTTAATGCCCACTTGTTACCTGTAGCTAACTGAGCATTTGTTGGGTTATCGCCAGCATCTACCCATTTAGTACCCATAACATGATAAGCACTATGGTAGTCAACAGACATAACATCTTGCTTAGAAAGAATGTTTCTGTCTGACTCAATACCTAGAGGTGATTGCTGTCCTTCAAGAATTGTGCCTGACTTAATTAAGTAGCAGAAGAACTCAGTTTGATGACCAGATGCACCAGGAGGGTTTGTATTAACTTGTGAGTCAATAACAACATTCATACCTGCGAACTGACCGATACTTCTTTCAGAAATACCAACACCACCGCCACCCCATTGGATGCCAGTTCCAGTTGATAATGCAGAAGTAGAGAATGTCAACATACCAACCTGATATAGGTAGTAAGCAACAGATGGGTGAACTACGATTGTATCTAGTTCTTCTCCTCTTTCTCCAAGAAGTGATCTACCTCTTGCAACTGCTGACGCAGTTAAGAAGTTAGCTTCAGCAGCACCAGTACCAGCTTTTGCTAAATCTAAGTGATTAGCAGAAAGAGCAGATGCAAATAATCCTTGAAGATGGTTAAACAATCTTACTGAGTTTAATTTGTTGATAGCATCTGCAATTTGGTTTCTGATATGACCCATTGGATCTTCACCAGCAGCCAATACAGCTACATCATCAACAGCATATGCAAAACCTCTATGACAGATAGTTGCAATTTGTGTTCCTGTACCGATTTTCTGTGGTGTTAGGAAACCATTGTTAGATGTACCCCAAGTTGCTGTTCCATCTAAAATTTCTTCAGTTGGAGAGATTGGGTTGAACTCTGGAACTTGGATTCTTGTTCCACCTTCTGATGCATCAAGAAGTGCGTTACGCACAACAGCACCAGATTTGATAAATGCACTACGCTCTTTTATAGCTTCGGAAACGTAGGCACTAAGATTATTTCTCTTAACGATGTCCGCTAATAGGACACCGCCAGAATAATTCTGAAACGGAGCAGCCATTCAGATTTACCTTTAAAACTTTTGCGATACCCTAGTCACGGACAAGGGGATTAGTTTCACGGAAACTAACTATTTTTGTGCCTCTTGCTTGAGCACGGCTGCAAGCTGTGGGTCTTGCTCTAATAGTATCATTTGTTGAGTGAGATTGCCCGTTTTCCAAGGATTAGCCTGACCAGTACCAGTATTAGCTGTTGGGCTTGGTTTTGCACCCATACCAGCAGCAGAACTTGGTTTAAAATGATGTTCCCAACCACTACCAGGATTTTTGAGACTACTGAGATAAGCATTAAGATCCTGTTCTACTCCACCATTAAGAACAACGACTTTACCGTCAGCGTTCTTTTGTAACTTTCCTTGTAACAATGACAAAGTTTGTTCTGCATTTATAGCCCCAAGATTACTGATAGCTGCAAGTGCTGTTGTTTTAGTAGAGGCAACCTCATTAGAAGTTTTCATTTCTTCTAACTGTTGTGATAAGGTCATTATTTTTTGTTCCTTTTCCTGGGCAGTTTTATTTGCTTCTTCCCAAAGAGTTTTCCATTGACCTTGATCCTCTAATTCTTTAGTTCTTTTTTCTTCTCTTTGTTTATAGACATCATCTAATTTACCTTTGATGCCTTGAAATTTCTCTTGTGCTTCAGCCGCTTCTTTACGAACAGCAGCTATTTGTGCCTCATATTCTGCTTTTACAGAATCAAGATTTGGTGCTTGTGGTTGTGAAGGAGTTTCAGCCACGGGCTGTTCAGCGTTGGTCACAGACTCAGGCTGAATTACTTTTTCTTCGATTGCCATAAATTATTCTTTTGTTGTTGTAGTTGTTGTTTGAGAGGTAGTGGGTTTAACTTTTACTACTTTTTTAGTAGGTTTTTTAACTTGTTCTACTACTGATTCAGAAGTGTGTTCAACAAGTTCCCACTTATAAGATCCGTCAGATTGAAGAACCTTATCTAGAGATTTAGCCATAGTTTTAAAGTACTTATCTAATATTCTAGCAGCTTATTCAGGTTTGGCCTCATTAGCATTAGGTAACACTTCACCTTGTACCAAAATATCTCTAAATTCTTCTCTATCAATGACTTGTTGATCAAATAAGGAAGTTAAAGCTGTAATATCCTGCCCAATTAATCTTTCAATATCAAAGTCTCTACTAATTTTTACTTCTGGTGGTTCGATTCCAACATACTCAGCCGAGAGGTTGAAAGCCTTTTGAAGTTTTTGTTCTAATTCCATAGAAACCATCGCCAACATAGAATTGGTATCTACTCGGTCCAGTCTTCTAGCATCTGCTGATTCGGCTACGAATTTCTGTTGTGATAATGTACTGATACCTAAAGTAGCCATTTGCATTTGTAACTCTTTTATTTCTGCTGATTGAGCATCAAAAGCACTACTAGCTGGTTCTACATAATAAACTTTGTTACCAGGTTGAGTTGCCATTGCATAATTAACAGAAATAGCAAGATCTTTAGTTTGATCATCATATCCTTCCATTACTAACATGGGTTGAGATGCAACGTGCAAACTATGAATTAAATCAGCTTGTCTTTGAAAATGTGCAAGATTTAAATATGCAATGTCTAATAAAGGTGGTTTGCTTACTAAATTATCTGTTTTTCCAGAATAAATAGTAACTAAAGGTATTTCACCAAGAGAAAAACTACCAGATTCAACTTGTCTATAGTCTTTATCAGTAGTAGCCACTTCAAATTCACCTACAGAACTGTTATCAGAAACATCATACATTTCCTCTAGTTGTTCTTTTTTACGAAATACTCTGTATCTTCCTGGTTCAATTACTCTAATCTGATCGAATACCTTTTCACCAAACTGACCACTTGGTAATACTGCTTTTTCCGCGATTCTTGCCTGAATTAAATTACCATAATTAGATTCACGATCTAATCGCCAACCATAGAGATTTGTTGGATCAACTTCTATCCAATATGGTCTACGATCTTGTGCTCTTTCTTCCGCTAAACTTCTTGCTCCAGATGGTGCAGGATAATCTACAAGAATATGACTTTGACCGTAAGTTAATGAACACATTAATATTCTTCTTGCATATTCATCTAAATCTGACTTACAGCCGTCAACATCCATTTTGAACATTTCAGTCCAGTATGGATCGCCTGTTAATGTTATTGGTTTACGAAGCACTAATCCTGTAGCTGCTCTTATCAATCTTTGTGTAAAAGGACTAAATACTGCTCTATTTACTCTTGCGAGGTAAGCATCTAAATCTTCTCTTGGCTCTAAGGGTAAAAATGCTTCACTATTTTGTCTGAGGTAATCTGTACCTTCAGTAACAGCTTTCATTATTTCCCATCCTTTCATCATGTCCAGCACTGCTCTGGTACGAGTAAAAGGACTATCATCTCCTCCTGCTGAAGTAGAAGAAACTATGTTGGTTCTAATTGGACCAGGAACAGCATAAGTCATGTCAACACCTCCATCTTTTTAATGCTAATGCTTTTCTAGTGGGTCTGCCTTTACTATCTTTCATTGGACCTTTAACTCCTTTCATTCTTGCACAAAAAGATGCTCGTCTTTTAGCTGCCTTACTGCCAGGCTTGACCTTTCCTGTTACTGGTGCTTGTAAATTACTCCCTGTAGCTCTGTTATATTTTGCTCGTCCTTTAGCAGTCAGTCCTCCTTTCTTGGACTTTTCCCCTCTCCCAACTGATAAACTGACTCCTTTTTTGCGTGGCATTACTTTCCTACCTTCGCTTGTGCTTTTTTATGAGCTTGAGTAAAGGTGTCTCCTGCTCTCATACGTCTTTTCATAAATTCCATGTGTGCAGGACTATGGTGCTCTGAATGTTCTTTGAGCTTATTTTTTTGACGAGTAGTTAGTTTCATAACACTATTTTACCGTTAAATATGTGATTTTCACTTATTTTTTCTTCTTTTTTCGTCTATGTTGATATGTTATCTTCTTGCTACCTGTTTTTTCGCGTTTAAAACGTGCTTTTTCACTACTTGACATTTCTGAGGCAGTCTTAGGTGTCTTACTTGAGACACGTTTACTCGGTCTACAGGCAGGGTAGCCTCGTTTTTCGCCTTTGGAGCGTCCACAAGGTTTGCCAGTTTTGACATCTACCCATTTTTCCTTGAACCAACGGGTTAGACCACCACTACTTCTTGCCACGTTTCTTTGCCTCTGTACGATATGTACCGCCACGCTTTTTGTACTCTCGTACCAGCCAAGCATTAGCGTAAGCAGAAGGGTAAACTTTAAATTTACGTTTAGCTTCTGACTTTACCCTAGAATATAACGCTTTATTTACAGGTACATTCGCCACGTTTTTTACCTCCTTTTTTCTTCTTTTTCTTTTTCTTGGTTGTGGACATTCCGTAGGCCATAAGCAAAAAGGGTATCTTAGTATATTCTAAACGAAGTTTGGCCCAGTGTCTCTGGTTTTGCAAGGTTGAATTGTTGTAGGCAGAGGTAGCCGAAAGCATCGAAAGCGTGGTCTACTCCGAGGTTTTTGTTAGGCATACCTGTATTCGGTGCGTATGTCAGGGTGCGTAGGGATTTTATTAATTCTTTGCATCGGGGATGAATCAAAGTTCTGCGTTCGCCCATTGCATCATATAGTGCAGTATTTACTGCTGTTACTTTGTCGCGGATTTTCCAGGGGGATCTGGGAGATGACACAGTAAATCCGCTTCTGCGTAGGATGCTGTGGTCTGTTGATCCGACTCCTGATGTTTTTCGGGCAGCACCCGTGGGGTCTGGGCAAGCTATTACTCTGCGTTCCACACCATATCTGTTTGTAATTTCTTCTGCGAAATCCCAAGTTGTTGCTCCGCCCGTCATTATTATTTCATCAAAGACGTAGAGGATGTCACGGTGGCGGACAGCACAGATTCCGCAGAGTGGGTCTACGTTAAAATCGACTCCCAGGAGGAGTGGGGCGATGTTTATATCCTCGGCTTCGGTAGAAATGTTGGAATCTGAAAATGAGACTGCAACAAGACCTGTGAGATTCTCGAAACTTGCCTCGAACTCCTGCTTGAATGTTCTGGTGTCGAGTTGGGATTTTGCTGCTTCAACTTCTTCGGCTGGTACGTTACCCCCGTCTATGGTGGTGAAGCTCCAGCGTTTCCAATCTCCGCTTTCATCCTCTGGAACGTAACACCATAAATCGTAGAACCATGAAGCTGTGCCGTCTGGTGTGGATATGAAGAGTGCCCAGCCTTGTTTGTCTGCGAGGGCTGGTCTGATTACTTGAAACCAGACATCGGAATCCATGAAGGCTGCTTCGTCAAGTACTACTCCAGCGAGGCTTCGGCCACGCAGGGTGGTTGCGTTTTCCGTTCCCTTGAGTTCGATTAGCGATCCATTAATTAACTCGATTTTTAGGTCGGTTTCGTTTTTTGCGTGAATCCATTGGGGTGGGATGAGTTTTTTGATTTCTTTCCAGGCGATGTCTTTTGCCATGCGATAGGTTGGGGCACAGTAGAAGTAGGTTTCACCAGGGCGGTCTATTGCAGCTTTGAGGAGTTCGATGCAGGATAAATAGGATTTTCCGAATCTTCTGCCAGCAACCAAGACTCTAAATCGGTTTTTTGCGTTGAACACCTCCCCCTGTGCCCAACGGAGTGATAGTTTTTCGGGTGCGTTTACGCTCATGTACTACAGAATAGCTTTAATTTTGACAAAATTTTGATTTTTTATCGACTAAATGGTGTTTTTAGGGTTATTATTCAATTATATGTAGTATTTTAGTCCGTGACTGATTCTATTCTTCGTAATCCAGATGGTCAATTCACATCCGCACGAGCCAGGCAAGATGGAAGGGTGTGTGGAAGAAGGCAGCCCGATGCAGTTATTGAGGCGAGAAGGCAAAGATTGTACTCGAAGCAATTAACAGGTAAGACTACGAGGCAGTTGGTACATGAGCACGCATCCAGGGAGCAGATCGGGATAGATACAGCGTGGACCGATTGGAAGAAAGTTAAGCAATGGAACGATGAGGATTGGGAGAAGGATAGAGAGAAGATGATTTCACGACTCCAGGGGATGAGGATGAGGCTTTTTGAACAGGCTGTGCGTAAAGGTCAGTTGCAGACGGCTGCTCAGATATTGGATTCACTTGGTAAAGTACTAGGAGAGAGTGAGGAAACAATCAATCTTAACACTCCACAGCTATCGATTCAGGTAGAAGCGAAGCAAAAGTAGTTGACACTATTGTAATATTGTAGTATTATTATATTGTAGTATTTTAGTCTTTAATTTATGATTTATCAGTAAGTTCCCTGTATTCCTATGTGGTTCGGGAAAATTTTTGACCCTGCCCCCTATGTATCATTTGATACACTAGTAATCAGGTAATAAAAAACCCTGCGAGATAGCAGGGCGGGTTGTGGGATCTAGCCTAGAAACTTTTTAGTACAATAATTGTTGTTTACTGTGGGATCTTCCATACACTCTCGAAATTGTGGGGAGTCTGTCAGATGGGATGCAATAAGAAAAGAAGTTACTGAAAAGAACAAACCCGTAGCAATACGGACCATATTAAGATTATTACTTGTTGCTAGTGGGTAGCGTTTGCGGTCCTGGTTTGATTTAGTCATGTTACAGAGTAGCAATGGGAAAAGGGAATAAATAGAATTAATAAGCTCTAATGTTTTTTAAAAAGATATACAAAAGGGTAGTAATACAAATCCAAATAATAAAAGTTGTCATTTTTTAATTCCTGATGTAGTTTTATCTTCTAAAGAAGTAATTAGATCTATCTGCTTCTATTTCGATGTAATCATCTTGGAGATCATACCAAACATTAGAATAATCAATATTAGATCTAATTATCCAAGGAATAGAATCTAAGTCTTCAGTTTCTTCGATGTGATGTTCAGCAAACTCTTTGGTGTTATCAAATTCTCCATAATACATATCATTCAACATTCCGAAGTATTCACTACCTAAAGCGCTAATAAATTCTTCATGTAAAGAAACAGAATGTCCGTCTGAAATAGCATCTTCTAAACTTTCTAAATATTCAAATAAAGTTTCATCACTAATATGTTCAGAATAAATAGAATTTAAATAAAGACAATCAGAATAAAACCATTCATCTATACAGACTGATTTTCTGGCTTTAGTCATGTGTTTTTGAAATTCTTCTAAATCGTTTGAATTCTGAAAAATCTCATAAACATTAAACCATTGCCATTTATTTGTTTCATAATCTTGAATACAAATACAAGGATAATTTTCAGAATAACCTAGTCCAATAGGTTTGTTAATTTCTTTGGTTTGGGTAGTCATAAGAAATAAATAATTTAGCTTACAATCCATTTTACCATAATTTTTATATGTTGTGTAGTACTTTAATAGATTAATTTATCCTCAAAAAAACCCTTAAAAATAGCTATTTTTTACCCTACAATCTCACAATAAGAATAAGTAAGAATCTAAAAACCCTTACCACAACTAGACAATCTCACAAATAAGACAGCAACATTTTTAAATTTTTCATGTGTGATAGTACCTAAACCCTAATAAAAAATTACTAAAATATCACATTAAAAAAGCCCCTAAATAAAATTTCAGGAGCTGTAAACTTTTTAATTTATGCTATACAGTAGTTAATTTTAGACATTCTTTTCTTATTAAATCAACTCTATTGCCACATTTTCCACTAACTAAACTTTCAAGTCTAACTCTGGCTCCTTTAATATCATCTTTTACAGATTGTTCGCAATGTGTTTGTTGATGGTTTAATGCGTTGAACATTTGATATAAATTTGGAGCTATTTCAAAATTATTTGTTTCTTTATAAAAATTAGTTTTTATATCTTGCCATTCTTTATTCAGATCCTTTTCAAAATCTTTTGCCCTATATTCTTTAGTTTCTTTATCCTTAACCTTTCCGATTAACTTATCCGCTAACATTTGTTTAGAGAGTGTTTTTAAAACGCTCATAGATTCTTCTCTAGTTTTATAAGAAACACGTACCATAGCTCTTAATTCCTCTATAGAATTTGTTAGATCTTCACGTTGATATTTAATAAACTCTGGTAACTGTTTTGTATAATTATTAATCCCTTTTGAATGTCTGAAAGTTAATTTATTTTTTGAGCGGTTAATTCTTCCAAGCTGGTTAAAACAAAAAAGCCTATAGTCAATGAGTACAAGCTTAAAACTATATTGTCCTGTATAACTATTGATTAAACAAAGTCTCCTACGGATTGTATCATCTTTTGTTACTTCTAAGTCAGCATCTTTAATACCGCCACTTACAAAAATACAACCATTATCATTAAATAAGGTAATATATTCTAATTGCAAGTCTTTTTGATTTTCTTCGAAAATCCTACAAATTGGCTCATTGTCTTGCACTTCATAAGATTTTTTCATAACTGACATACATTTTCCAGTTACAGAATCAACAATCGCTTTATGGTCCTTAAGTGCTATTTCATCACCAAAAGAATTTTTAATAAATGGGATTTCTTCAACGGGTGCATTTAACGCTCCAGTATTTATAAATGCGTCTCTTATAGAAACATTCTTATCTATAGATTTTCCGCATATATCCTCATTACCTATAGATTTAAAATTATGCCTATCTTTATAATGATTTTCAATTAATAAAGGATTGTTTGAATCTGCACTATATAGTGTGTTGACTAAATTAGGTTGATAATAATTCATGGATGTTGAATAAGTAAATTACTTTTATATAATAAAGTACTATTGTAATAAAATCAATGTTTAATTTTTACTATCTATATTATTTAATATTTTATTAATTAGTTTCTGCGATCTAGCAGAGATATTTTCTGAAAAAATATTATGATAATTTATTGAAACTTTCTGAAGAATAAGTAATATAAAAAACGTATCAGCTACAGTAAGATCTACCTTTTTAGCTGATAATAGTTTATGAATGTCCGAGGCCATGATGAATGAAAAAATTTTACGATCCAGGTATAACCTAGTCAGCTATGAATGTCAAATTCTGAGAATTCTTACTGAGAATTAATGAATGAGAATTTTCATATTGCATATTAAACGCGATTAATGTAATATTGTAATTGTAAACCTTATTCATTAACCACACATTATGAATGAAAAAAAGTCAAAGCCTAAAAAGCTTTATAAGATTACGACCCACAACACAATGATCGAAGAATATGAGGTTGAAGCAGATTCCTTAGATTCTGCTAGATCATATGTCTTTGATTGTTGGACAGCAGAAGATCGTTACTGCCTGAATGTTGAACGTACTGCTCAATATTTTGACAGTAAATCCGTGGAATATGCGGAGTTATTTGCTGTTGAATGTGGCATAGAAGATGATGACATTATTTCTACAAAAAGCTCAGGGTTTTGGAAAGAAGCCACGATCCAACAGATAGAGGAGGATACAAAAGAGTATGAATCTTAGTGAAAAGCAAATTTCAATAGCACTATTCAATATGAATAAATATGGTGGGGGTTTTGTTCAATCTCTCACTGTCTGCTATAGAAAAGCCGATCCAGATAATAAGGATATACTGCTTAAATCCTTTAACAAAATTTTTATTAAATACGCTAATTTTCTAAGGGAGTTAAAAAATGCAGAATAAACAAATTATTTTAGACTATATAGCTGATTTACTTGAAAAAGATAAACAGTTATCTAATTTTGATGGATCTCATTTACCTATTTGCAAAACGGATGTTCTTAAGGACATAATTAAAAAATTTAATCTTAAACATTCCACTGCTTATTTATATTGTTCATATTTCGACTTTAAACGATATGGATAAGAAAAAAGCAATCGACTTCATACAAAAGTTTCTTGTTTCTAATGAAGATAAAAAACCTGATGAGCAACTACAAAGAAAAGATATTGTTGACATTCTTGTAGTAGATCACAAGATACCTGAAAGTACTGCTTACAGGTATTTTGCTGATGCTTTGAGGGAATACGAATGGGAACAGGAAAAATCAGGCGATCCAACACGTATTGATAAAAGCAAAAAGGTTTTAGATCAAGTGTGGGATATAGCCCAGGATGCCATATTGATTGATAAAGACGAAACAAAGTATTTATCAACTATTCAAATATGGTCACAATTATCAACTCGTTTTAAAAAATTATGAAATACACAATTCAAAACTATGTTATCTCTGTGCAATGGAATAACAATCCAAAACTACAGACTTTACATAACAATATGCCTGATAGCTTACGTCAAGATTTTGATAAGTGGTTATCAAGTATTGAACATGAAAGAAACACTATTGAAGGAGGTATTTAAATGAAATTTAATTACAAGTTTGAAGAAACTTCTACAGACACAAGACGTTTCTTAATTGAAAGTGAAGTTGAGCTTACAGAAGATGAAGCAAGACTTCTTTCTAGTGAAGTACCATTATCTGATGAAGATGTTCCTAAACCTATATCTGGTAATCTTAGTGACTGGATGGCTGAAAAAGGTAATTATAAAATTACCTACCTAGGTACTGAATATGGTGATGATAGCCAATGTGACTTTGAGGAGGTATCTAAATGAAAAAGATAGAACATTGGACAATTCAAGTTACTTGGTCAGATGGTGAGAAAGAATTTTTAAACCATATTCCTTATTGTGCTGTTATTGAAAATTACTTAGATGAATTAGAAAAAGAAGAGAATGAAGAAACAGAAGAAGAAGAGGAGGACGAAGATGATGACCTCTAAACAACATTTAGCAATAAGAACTATCAATACAGTTATCTCTAACTGGGAAGATACTTTTCCTATGCTTCACGAACATCCTGAATTAAAAAAGGATTTAACTTACATAAGAGACTTACTTCAAGATAAATACTTAAGAAAATTAAAGGTGGCCGAGAATCATATGTATTACGTTCTCGAAGGAGTAGCGTATGAAGCTGACTTAGCAAATGATCTAGAAAAGATTCAAAAAGCTATACAAGATATTGGCAAGGATTTAGTACACCAAACCGCTCTAGAAAGTGCGACTTTGTTGGATTCCTTTGGTGCAGAAGAACTTACAGAAAGAGATCTTGAAATTATGCAAGATTATGTAACTGCATTAGAAAACTACATTGACCCTTATTTTTCAGAAGATATTCAAAAAAATATTGAGGATTTAGCCAAATGACGTTCGATCCAGAGGTTAATCCCTGCGAGATAATAGACATTGATACTCTCAGGGAATATATGCACCAACATCTACAGGAGACTGTAGAAAAAGAACTAAAAAATTCTAGTGAGTCTGATACGTTGGACAACCTACTGGAAAATTATATATGTTCTTGTAGCGATCAGGAAGTTAAAGACTACCTAACAGAATATGACCATATTGGTGATATTTTACGATCCAATGCTGAAGATGATTACGAGCCTACTGATTATGAGTAATTCACAAAACGATTCCTTACTCGAATCCATACACGATACTGTATGGGAAGAATATCGAGTGAAAAATGATCTTACAGAAGATCAGCTAAATGAAATGTGCTGGAAACATGAAGAAGGTACACTTCCATATATTTTAAAAGAAACTAACAAACGATTTGAGGATTTATGCCAATGACTAGCGATCCAAAACAACCTCCTGCCTTTGAGGCTATGGAAATAAGCTACTTAATGATGGTAGTACCTGAATATTTTACTGAACATAAAAAACACTTTACTAAAGATGGTAAAGCTTTACATAAAAAAGTTTGGAAAAAGATTTTAGATTACCGAGACTTCTTTAACTAAGTTCTTATTATAACGATCCACTCTATTTAGAAAATCGTATTTTGCTCCTGACAGTTCCAAACTGTTCAGGAGTTTTATTTGTGGTTTGCCACTTCTGCGAGCTACCACAACTGCACCATATTTGGGTTTTATACCCGTGAGACTTTCGAGACCGATACTATACGCTCCAAGCTGATGACAGAATTGTTCTATCATGTCATCTGACCTGGCTTCTTTTGCGGTTTTCCAATCTACTATGAATGGGCCGTCACCATCAATATCCAGTAGGGCATCTGCTGTGCCAGCAAATCCATATCCTTTTTTATATACGCTAAATTCTACGGCATGAATGGCGGTTACACGATCCAGGATGAATGATCGTAGACCTCTTGCGTAGCCTGACGCACTCCAGCTAACACGCGGTGCGGATTCGGCTGCTTTTTGTAAGCCCCATTGCGTGACTTTTTTCGGACAGCGTTCCAATCCATCCGATCCAGTCCTCCATATTCCGCGTTTGTTTGCGTTTTGCCTTGCAAATTTGGCCGCGAGTTTGAGGATAAATTCTGCGTGGCTATGTGCGAGGCGACCTCTTTCGCAAGCAATGTCACGCTCCAAAATAGAATCTGACCTTTGAAGCCATTTTTCAAGTGCATCTTTAGTGTGTTGGGCTGCGGTTTCTTTTAATATATGGGTAACTGAATGATATACATTATTTTCTTTGTCTCGGTAGACTCTGTGCGGTCCACTATTATCCTGGATGAGAGTCCATTTGCGTAGTTCCGCTAGTGCGTTTTGTTTGTCTAGCGTTCCCATGAATGGATAATAAATACACGATCCCATAATTACTATAACCCAAGTTGAGATTTTAGCCAGGGTTTTGGGTAATAACATGGAGACATATCTTTACCCGATCCACTAATAGGATGAATATGAGTTGGGGGTTCTACTCCAAAATCACGGATATATGCCTTTTTTATCTTTTTTCCCAAAGTTGGTAAATAGTTCTCTAAAGGCACATACGAAAAGTCATTCTTTCTTCGCATATTGTTAAAAATAAATAGTAATATTCTAGCTACAGTAACGTGTTTAACATTGTTATACATTTTAAATAGCATTAAAAAAGTGCATGATAACTGAAAAATCCAATGTTTATATTATGTAACAAATATAAAAAAGAGGGTCGTTAGACCCTCCTATGAATGGCGGTTTATTCCTCCGATTCTTTGAATGGATCTCCACCGTCTACCAGCCTTGATAAATCAAAACCTTCGTCCTGTACTGCATCCCATTCTTCGTCAACAGTTTTTGCCATTGCTTTTTTCTTTGGGGCAGCCTGTACGGTATAGCGTGTATCTGTACCTTCACCATCACGAGATAGGTAGAAATCACATTCAGTCATGGAATCAGAATAATCTTCTAATTGACTTATGTTATCTAGTGCCTGTGTAATGGTTTTTTGTGTCCATGAGAATACTTGTACACGTTCCAAATCATAGTTATAGATAGGGACTGCGTGTGCTATCCTGCTTGGTTCGTTAGCTTTGCCATCTCTGCTGAGAGATCTGACGAAAGTGTTACCAAGTTTTACAGATATATCCTCTGGAGTTGGATCTTCTAGAAACCTGAAAGGCTTTCTTTTTTGGGGATCATTAACGTCATTGCCCCATAGTTCGTAGAACATGAAAGGCTCTTCAGCTAATAAAGTAAAACGAACTTTTTGTCCGCTTTTTATGCTAGAAGGGTTTAAGTAGCCGTCTTTTGTACTACCTGATGAGGCAGCATCTTCTCTGGCTTTTGCTGAAATGAAAGGCATAATGCGTGTTGGCTAATGTAGCCTAAGTTGCCTTACTATTGTAGTACATCGACAAACTAATGTCAATGCTATATAATAAAAAAACCCCCAAGAGTGGAGATTCTTGAGGGTTTAAACATATAGTCTACAAGAGGTATTGTAACACATGAGTGGAAAAAGTTTCGTTCCAGAAATTCCGTTAAGCTGGTTGACTTGTCCAATATATGCACAGGGAGTTTTGTTACCAAAGCGTAACGAAGCAAGTCCAGATAGATATTCTGATGGAAAAGTACCGTTTGGTAGAGCATGGAAAGAAGAACTTACAGTAAATGACTCGGCTCTGATGATTGAAAGAGAGCCTGATAAGTTCAAAGCTATTGGTGTATTTACAGGTCAGAAGTCAGATGGTCTTGTGATATTTGATGTGGATAGAAACTTAGGTGTTATTGAGAAGAAATGGGGTAAGGAGTTAAAGAACGCTCCAAAGGTTACTTCGCTTCGTAAAAATGCTGCAAAGTTCTTATTTAGAGTTCCGCAGGATCTTGTGACTGAGGTTGCATCTATAAGTCAGACTGCTGCTGGACAGGAAGGTTGGGAAGTTTTGTGGGGAGGACAGGGTGTTATAGCTGGTGAGTATTACAAAGATGGTGTTGGTAAAGGTAAATATAAATTAGAAGGTGATTTATTTGCTGTACCAGACGCTCCAGAATGGTTGCTGTCTCGTATGAAGGATCAGTATAAGAAAAATAATCAGGATGTTGATATTAAATATGTGGATAACAGGTGGAGTAAGCGTACCAAAGAAGAGAGGGTTGCGATTATTAGTGGTTGCTTGAGTGTTATTGGATATAAAGGCCCAAACCATGAGCATTACTGGTGGGAGATAGGGGCAATGATAAACAATGAGTTACCTGGTATAGAAGGTTTAGAGTTATGGACTGAATGGAGTAGAAGAGATCCTGATTATGAACATTGTTGGGAAGATGGTTTAGATCCTTGTGCTGCTAGATGGTATGCAACATGGAGGAATGATGGTGCGAGATACAATATGTCTCACCTTATTGAGTTGGCAGATAAGGTCGATCCAGATAGAAAGAGATTTAAACAGGTTGGGTTAGATAAATTAATTGAAGATGTGGAGGCTATCCCACTTCGTTATAAGGAAGAGATACTGGATGGTGAAGATCTTATACAGCGATATATCGAGATTGACAATGACCCTAAGAATGAAAACCCTGCGTTGCATAATCAGGCGGTCCATAAATTAGCTATTGAGGCTAAGAGAGGTAATGCTGCTGAAATTGAAAGGTTGGTTGATACCCATGAAATGTTTAACAGGACTAAGGGACAGAAACCTCTGACTCCTGATGAGTTGGATGACACACCTTTTGAGTATCTAATTCCTGGGTTGTTACCTAAACCGTGGACTTTGTTGGTTCATGCAGATGGTGGTACTGGTAAGACTGCTATGTGTCAGACAATAGCCAAGCATATTGGACACGGTAAAGCTTTTAATGTTTATGGGGGATTAGTAAACGTACCAACTGGTAAGGTTCTTTGGTTGAATGGGGATCAGAACGAGAGGATATTGCGTAGACAGATGAAATTGATTGGCTGTGATAAAAATGTCAGGGTTATTACTGAGTGGGATATGCAGTGGTATAGCAGATTTAAGAAGATGCAGAATAAGTATGCGTATGATCTGATAATTATTGATAGTTTGGATGGCTGTAATGACAGTAACCCTTATGAGGAAAACAGGAGAGAGTATGCGTTACCTATCAAGAAACTTGTTAGACGTAATGGACAGGACTTTCCAGCTTGTTCGATAGTTATTATTCATCACAACACCAAAGAAGGTAAGTTTAGGGGTACTACTGCGATTAAAAATGCAGTAGATGAGACATGGAATATGCGTAAGTTGTCTATGAATGATGCTGCTGAGATGGGTCTTACAGCAAATAGCAGATTAGTTAGCGTTGAGAAGTCCAGAGAGGACCGTGAAGGGCTTCGTATGATATTTACCCTATTACCTGATTACTCGTACTCTATAAGCCCTGCACCAGACCGTACAGAAGAAGTTATTGTGGACACTCCAAACAAACATACTTTGGATATATTGCGTTTGATGAGAGCAGAACCTAAAGCTTGGTGCGTAAAAGATTTGGTTGAACACGATACAGTAGGTGGTTCTCATAGGAAACGGGCCATAGTGTACAGCGTTAATAAGTTGGAAGATCAGAAATTAATTGAAGAAGTAGACGTTCCAAAAATAAAAAGTAAAGGAGGTAGACCATCCAAATTTTATAAAGCAGTAGGTAAGGAATTACCAAAGTCTTTTACGTCCCTCACGCGTGATATACCCCGAAATGATGTGTATAAACCTAATAATGTAGATATTGGAACGGATTTGAAGAACAATGACTTTTGTAAAAACCCTAGTTTTGTAAAAACCTCTGGATCGGATGGAGGTTTATACAAAGAGGAGGTTTATACAAAACCGATTGTTGTTGAAAGCGACTCCACTGGAACGGAAGAGGGTTTATACACAGACCCCCGTGGGTATATAGAGGAAAACGAAAAATTTTGGGGGGAATAGAATTTGAAGGACAGAGTAATACAAGTGTACGTTTACCCTATGAAAAAAGTAAAAGATGGACCGTTAGCCACGGTTAGATACACCGAATATGACGAAGAAGCAAAACCTGTAAAAGTTAATCAGGTTGAGTATCACGATCCAGATTATTTCCATAGTCAGGTCCTACAGGCTGTTTGTTATGGATTAGACGTTTCCATCTTCACTCCTTTGAATGTACAGGTTCTTAAGAAGAAGATAAGATATTGGACAAACTAAACTAATGTGCTACAGTAATAGAGCATATATTTAGGTTCACCTTATGACCTCAACAATGACCAAACAAGAATACTCTGTCTATTACGGGATAGAGGAACTTAAAAGATTACACACAGCACACAGTATTGCGTTCGATACAGAAACATTACAGTTACAACCAGAAGAAGGTAAGCTCAGACTATTACAGTTGGGGTGTTATTCTTCACGAACCATCGTAGTTATAGACTGCTTTGAATTAGAGAAAAATGATTGGAACTATGTAGAAGACTTTTTCAGTTGTACCAACAGGTTTTGGTTAGCTCACAACGCAGTGTTTGATTTAGGTTGGTTGCAGGAACATGGCATACATCCTAATGGTTTTGTTAGGTGCAGTATGTTAGCCAGCAGATTACTAACTAATGGTATTCCGCAGACTAAACATGGATTAGATGCACTAGCTAAAAGACAGCTAAACATGGATGTATCCAAAGAACAGCAGAAGTCAGATTGGGGTGCAGAAACTTTATCTAAAGAACAACTTATATATGCTGCCAAAGACATTGAAGTACTACTTGAACTAGATCAGGTATTAGATCAGAAAATACGAACTGCAAAGTTAGATAGGGCATATACCTTAGAGTGCAGAGCACTTCCAGCTATGGCTCAGATGTGGAGGACAGGACTTCCCTGGAATCGTGAAGAGCTACAACAATGTCGTGTTGATTACGAAGATGACATTAAAGAGTTAGGTAATGAATTTATCAGAGAACTTGATAATGATTTACCAGAAGGCAAGAAGTTACCACGAAATGATGATGGTTCGTTTAATCTTCGTGCTAAAGACGAAGGTTCAGTCAGATTAGGTACTAAAAAATATGCAGGATTTAATATTAAAAGCTCTAAGCAATTATTAGAAAAACTTGAATTAGTTCTTGGTTACACTCCTGTAAATGGTGATGGTAAACCTAGTGTTGCTAAAGATGCTTTGAAAAATTGTGCTGCTGATTCACCAACGATCCAAACACTTATGACTTGGAAACGTAGAGAGAAACGTAGACAGATGATAGAAAGCATACAGGATAAAATGTCTGATGATGGATTCGTTAGAGCATCTTATATGCAACTTGGTGCGGATACAGGCAGGATGTCCAGTATCAAACCTAATAATCAGCAGATACCCAGAGATTCAGAGTTCAGGCAATGTGTTCAAGCACCCGAAGGTTGGAAAATAGTTGACGCTGACTTTTCGCAGATGGAACTTAGATTGGCTGCTGCGTTAGCTAGAGATAAGAATATGACTGCTGCATTTAGAAGAGGTGAAGATTTGCACGACTATACCGCTAATCAAATGGGATGCGATAGACAGATAGCCAAATCTGCAAACTTCGGTCTGTTGTATGGTGCAGGAGCAGATGGTCTTAGAAAATATGCTGGTAGTAGCGGTGTGGTTATGTCACAGCAACAGGCTATTGAGATTCGTGATAACTGGCTTACTACATATAACGGTATTCGAGATTGGCAGCAGGAGATGAACTATACGTCACGAGCCACAGAAAATGATGAATGGGCTGAGACTAGAGTTCCAGTATCTAATATGCGTAGGTTTTTGAAAGGCGATCTTAATAGGACTACTGTTAGATGTAATACTCCGATTCAAGGTGCTGGTGCTGCAATATTAAAATGTGCATTGGGTAACTTATGGGCCAAAGTCAAAGATATAGGGGAAGATAAGGTAAAGATTGCAGCAGCCGTGCATGACGAATTGATTCTTTTAGTCAAAGAAGATATTGCTAATGAATGGGCTGAAATCTTAAAAGAAACAATGG